TATTATTCAATTTTCCAAACTTTATCGAAAGACCATATCAGTGAAAAAAAGCTGTATGCATGGAACTTGACAGTCTTGTCATCCATTTATCTATACTGCTTTGCGGAAAAAAGCTCAGTTACTAACTTTCCTTCTAAAGACTCTCTTCTATCGCTGACCGATACACTAAATATAAAAAATATAGATTTAAATGTTGAATATGGTTATAGCATCCCACATTATTTCTATGTGATTTATGGGATCTGTAAAGAAAACTCCATTCCTACCGTGGAGTATTTTAATTTACATGAAAATACTTTAAAGAATATTGATGAATTCTATGAAAGCCTCAAGGAGAGAGGTTTTTCTCGATTTAATTTCACAAAGACAGTGAAAGCAACATTTGATACATTTTCTCTTATGTAAAAATTCACGGGTCCCTTGAAGCGGGACCCTACTCTATTTAATAATCAAGATCTAATCTTACATCAAGCATAGATAAGCAACCCTCAACAAACCCTTCAGCCATTTGTATTTCTATACGGATCAGCTTCTCATCCTTCTTGCGAGCTTTAGCAAGCTTGCGCTTTGAGATGCCATAGAGATAATGTGCAACCAGCAGTGAATGCTCGTACGGTTTTCTTTTCTTCAGCCGGGCCAGACACCCCTCAATAATCAAGGCATCATCATCTGTACAAGAAAGCCGGGACTTACCCGTTTGCAGCAGCAATCCCTTAAATCCAGCAGCTATCGGTGAGTAATCCACACCTGAGCTATCACTTGCAGCCCACCCGCCCCACAATTCCATGACTTTCTGAATATCACGCATCAACTCTCTCCACTAAATTACGCCAGTGCGCCGATGGCCAGCGCCCGGTCTAATGTTTTCAACAGCAGCTCCGGCTGCGTGCCGTACTTCGCTTCAAATGCCACAGCGTCAGCGTGCAATTCGTCGTGATGCGCCCTGCACAGCGGTATCACGAACAAATCATGCGCTTTGGTGCCCATGCCACCCATGCCGTAGCCGATCAGGTGGTGGGGGTCGTCTGCCGGGTTCTGGCAACATGCGCACTGCTGCGCCTTTACCCAGCGGGTGTATTTCTCGTTTTGCCAGCGTCGGCGCTTTGGCCTCAACATGAAGGATTCGGGCGTCTCCGGATCTACCTGCAGCGCCAGCACCTTTTTAACGGCCTCCTCTACAATGCTGGTGGGCGGTACCGACGGCACAATGTCAGCCTCACGCGTCACCGACTGCACTTTCTCTACCGGAATACGCAGGACCTTGCGCGCCACCTTCTCTGGGATGGCGTGCGCCAGCTTGTTAAGCGTCAGCCACCAGCACAGTTCTGGCAGGGTGACGGCGTGCGAATCATCAAAATCCAGCCCGGCGCGAACAACCGACAGTAGCCAGGCTACAAGGTTCTGCCGCGCAATGCCCGCCAGTTCGTTAGTAAATTGCTCGCGCACCCGGATATCGCAGGCCCAGCACAGCCGCAGCACGCCGGGCGCATGCCGCATGGTGACCATTTCGTGGTGGTGATAGTCGCTGTGCCGGTACTGGCAGCCGGATTCCCGCATCAGCCAGGCTTCCAGACATGAGAGGCCACCAGCCCGCTTAATCACATCGGCATGCTCAAACACGGGCACCATTGCCGGATCCTCCGCCAGGCGCTCCGGCTCGCTCTCCAGAAGAATGCGGCCACGTTGGAAATGCGGCATAAGCTCAGGACCAGGCCGGAAAGCTACGATCCCGAACTCTTTTACGACGACAGGGGTTAATAACGCTCTCACGCAGCCTTCCCTTTAGCGATATGCTCTGCCCACAATCCGCCGATCCACCTCACCCCTTTAGCCGTAAAGCGCGCCTGGCTGAAAGCGTGGTTTGAAGTGGTCGAAGTCCCCGTTTTAACCTCAAAGCGCCCTGCATCGATATGCTGGTGCCGCGGCGTCAGCGCCCCGCCGAGCCGATACATGATGTCGTTCTCGATCAGGAAAAGGCGGAACTCAGTTTCTTTGGCTTTAAGTAGTTTTGCCACCTGGCGGAATGAGAGTGAACCGCTGGCGCTGCAGTAGCGATCGACAAATTCAACCTTAGGCGCCGCTGCTGCGAGCTGGAGCGTCAGCTGCTCTTTTTGCTCGGCCAAATCTGCCGCCAGGCGCAGCGCCTCAGGTAAAGATCGGGGCACGCTGATACTCCGTCCCTCCTCCAGTTCCTGCCAGCGATCGACAACCGCGGCGGTAAATTCCGGCGACAAGCGGGCGACCACGACCAGCGAGTCACGTTTGTTGAACCGGTACTCCTGATAAATGTTGCCATTGTGCTCGAAATCGAACTGCGCCAATGGCGCGGTTAAAACGCCACCAGCAACGAGGCGCTCCGCTGAGCGTTTAACGTCACTATGTTTGCTCTGTACCAGCTCCGCAATTTCCCGGCTGGACATTGTCACTGCACCATTCACGATTAACTGATTCATGCGATTCTCCACTTATCAGGCGGCTGCACCCGCCGGTTCGTACTTACTGATCGTGATTTCGACCTTTCCTTTCTGCGTTACTGGTCCCCACTCCACCAGCATTCGCTTAATCTGGCTGTCGTCCTCCCAGATGCCCGCGTGAGTCAGCGCGTCGAACAGCGCTTTGTTGTAGTTGTCGATGTCGCGACGGCGGGAAAAGAACGATCTCCACCGCCGCCGGCGCACTGCTGGGCTTAGGTAAACGGCGCAGCTGCTCGATGATCGCCGCGCATGCCTCGCTCTGGAATGCCCGCCCCTTGGCGCTAACGAGAGTGCGGCCTTTCAACGGGCCGCTGTTTGGGGATCGCCAGTAGGCATTGACGCTCGGTGGGAATGGCAGGGTCAGCTTCATAGCTCGACCCCGCGGATCTCCAGGAATGTGAGCGCCTGCTCCCGCGCACTTTCATCGCCGATCAGCAGCGCACGAATTATCGCAATGGCTTTATCTTCGGATTGCTGCCCTGTAATAGAGATCCCGCGAGAAACGCCCGGGGTGATCGTGATGGCCCCTTTCCGCTGGAGGATGAGCAAAGTGTCCCGCGCCGAGTTATGCGAGCGGCAGCCCATTAACCCTGCCAGTTCAGCAACGGTTGGAGGGAACCCGTGTTCTTTCTGGTAATCGACCAGCAGGTCTAAGACCTCCTGCTGGCGAATGGTCAGGGTTTTCACGCGGCCTTCTCCTCTTTCTGCCCGGCTTTTCGTTCATCCATCAGGAGTCGGAATCGGGCCCTCAGAGAACGAATGTTGTGCCAGTGATGCTGGGGGATGGACTCGAGAACTGCCGTTACCTCAGCGGCCGCTATCCCGTATTCGGTGATCACCTCTGGCGCCAGAGTTAACAGGCGGGACTTCATATCGTCGCGGATGTTTTCATGCTCAAAGCTTTGCTGGTCCAGCCAGGCAATGAGCTGCTGCTGATCGACATTCTCTTTAATCAGCTCTATCGCTTTGTCGATCGTTTCCGTCGGCACAACGATAAATTCGGGTGCTGTGACGGAATCAGATGCCCAGGTGTGCGCAAAGCGCGATTCTGAGAAGGTGTATACCTCTTTGTCACCGAACGCCGCGCATGCACACGCCCAGAAGTTAAAACCGCTTTGCTCCAAAATGTCTTTCTTGGTCAGCGGGAGTTCTGGCTCAGCAGCTGCTAGTGGAGCTTCATCCACCAGCACAGGACTGGCCGGAGCATGCGTTTCTTCCTGCGGGGAGAGAGCCTCAGGAATAAGCTTCTGAGGTTGCCCATGCGGATCATCACGCTTAATCAGACGCTCTGCTTCGCGGCGGATCTGCGCCATGAAAGCATCCCCTCGCGCTTCCAGATCCTTGCGGCTGATATAGCTCATCGCCTGGCCGCGCCAGGTCTTGTCGAATACAACGACCGCACCGGCGAAGAACGCTCCGGACGGCACCTGCTTTTCGTTTTTTGGCACAAACCACATCGGCAGATCGAAACCAATGCGGCCGCGGATAAACGCAACGTGATCGGCATCTTCAGGCCACCACACCTCGCTGGTTGCAGCCTTGATCAGGAAGACAAAACGACCGCCCTTGTCACGCATCGCGCTGGCGTGCTGCATGATGTAACGCATACCGGTGATGTAATCATCTTCATGCATGCTGGCGCGGCTGTATGGCGGGTTCGCGAAGGCAGCGCCGTTCAGTTCTGCCACCCGGGCGGACCAGTCCTGCACCAGCGCGTTGTCCTCAGCGGTGTAATACGCTTCGCATTTGCTGTTATCGCCGTCGGTAAACAGGTCCAGAACGAACGGGCCAAACATGGAGTTGATACCCCAGAAAATGTTATCCGGCGTACGCCACTGGTCGCCAACTTCCTTCAGTTCGTGCATTGGCTGGCTGCGCAGTTCGGCCAGGTCCCGGCAGTATTTATTGGTCATTGGTCTTCTCCGATGTAATGGCCTGCCAGCAAGCACGCGTCTGTTACGCTGCGTTTCTTGGCCTGTTTGAGGCATGACGCACGTCGTTTGACGTAACGCTCCCGATCCTTATTCACAGATGTCAGGTCGAAAGCCTGAAGCCATACCGTCGCAGCGCGCAGGTAAAGCCCCCTCTCCTCCAGTTCTACGGCGTATTTTTCTAAATCAGTCAGGGTCTTCACTGTCTCTGCGTAGGAAGCAGCAGCTGCTGCGGCTTCTGTTTTGACGAAGTCTTCGCAGGGGTAATACACAATCGTCGTGTCGTTATGAATCTCGCGCTTGAGCTTCCCCTCGTTGTGAAAACGGAACAGGCAGCGGCTGATCGTGCGAAACGAGCTATGGGTCAGAGCATTGGCGACCTGACGGGTGCTGCAGCCTGGGTTATCCAGCGCGAACTGTAGAACTTCGGATTCGATGCCCATTATTTTGCCCCTCTGAATCCAGCTGGAATTTCGGTATCAACAGGGCCGAACTTCATTGGGTCCGCCTTGCGCTGGCCCCACGCTTCTCGCGCCGGGCGCCCGGCAGAATTCCACTTGCTCGCCGATTGCAGGTAGCCAGGAAACTTGGAGGGCAGGAACAAGGTTGTCGGTCGGAGATACTCAGCCATTTTCAGGTCGTCTCCCCACTTCTCGACGCTGTAATCAACCACCAGCGTCAGCTCATCAGGTGTAAATCCTTCGGCCAGGCGACCGCGAATGTTTTCCAGAGAGGACTTGCAGACCTGGTACCGGGATCCGGTTGTCTGGTTCAGGTGAGATAAAACCTGTTTCGCCTGGTCAGTGATCACCACGGCAGGGTCGGGTTGCGGCGCAACCGGACAAGAAGGTTTTTTATTTGATGGATCAGTAGTTGATTTTACTGACGGATCCCCGCCAGATTCTGACGGGTCAAAACCGCCATTTTGGCCGGATTTTGACGCCTCAAATTTTGACGGGTCAGATTTTGATGCGTCAGAATTTGACGTGTCAGAATCTGACAGGTGAGACAGTGCCGCCGTACGTAGCTTTGCCACATTCAACTGGTAGATATTGGATGCGTTACGGTTGCCCTGGCGGCGCTGAGTGCGCTTAAGCCAGCCGTCTTTCTCAAGTTTCGCGATCGCCGTGCGCACAGTGCTTGGCCCGGCGCCGAGCTGCCGCGCAATAGTTTCGATGGAAGGCCAGCACACTCCCTCATCGCTGCTGAAATCAGCCAGGCGCGCCATGATCGCCACGCTGGACAATTTCATGCCGGAAGCCGCGCAGCCGTCCCAAACGTAGCTGCTTAATTTAGTGCTCATGGTCGCCCTTTAACTCTGTAAATTTGCGCTGGAACTGATCGAGAGGGCTGAAGCATTCATGCTCGTACCCATCTCGCAGGTATATGACGCGTCGGGTCTCTGGCTCCCACCGGATAACCCGAACCGGGACGCCGCGGTGATCCCTGAATCTCCTGTCGATTTCACGCATAAAGATTCTCCTTTACGGCGCCATACCCCCACGATTGCCATTGCCCGGCTGTGGTTACATGCAACCCAGCGGCCTGATACCATGCGCTCATACCGAAACGACGGGGTCCCATTGACCGGGAAGCCACGGAGTTGCGGCAGACGGTGATTTACCGTTAAACTGTTCATGCGTTAGTTTCTCCACTGTTACGACACGCCACGACGCCCGGAGCTGCACACTCGCGGGCGTTACTCTTTTCTGGCGCGCAGAAAACGCGATATAGCAGCGTTAAATGCTCTTGCCACTTAGCCATCACCTGGTAGCTGTTCTCTTCGATTTGCTCGCGTTCGGCCTGGTCAATGACGCCATCTGCGGTTGCCTTGCGGACGAACTTGGAGTGCTCACTGATCCACTCAATGGTTTCCATCAGGCGCTGATTGATGTCGGCGTTATCCACATCCTCGATATCTACCAGCGGGACGTTGACGCTGTTCGACTGGCGCGATACCGCATCAGCGATGTGCTTGGTGCCACTGGCTAGCTGGAGAACCATCGCCCAGCCCATTGGGAAGATCTGATCGCCACCAGTGCGTAGACGGTTAAAGAGCGCATCCTCTGTCACGCCCAGCCATTCAGCCGCCTCGGCGTAACCGCCCGGCAGGCTTGATATGGTCTTTTTAATTGCCGCCACCAGCCATGCTGGCTGTTTTTCGACTTGCCAGTGTTGATTGCCCACGGTTAACTCCTTGAATCTGTGGTTTATGCTATGCCGCTTTCTCGTTACGCTTCTGGTAAAGCGAAGAGTCGAATTTGAGTTTTCCTTTAGTGCGTGCAGCCGCCTCTGCTGCACGGCCTTTAGGAATTAGTTGGCCCGGGCGAGTCCGCCATTGATAAAAGGCTTCAGGCGATACCCCGAAAAATTCAGCCGCCTTGTTTGGCGAACCGAAGTACTGCTCAAGTTCAGTTGTGGTCATCTTATCCTCCTAAGAATATTTAGATATTATTATCTAATCTTTTTTAGGTCAATAAAAACTAAGATTACTTAGGTTTTCATTTCTAAGGGTTTGAATCGTGGGGACACTTGGCACGCGGTTAAAGGAATTAAGGAAACAGAGAAAGCTTACTCAAGGCCAATTGGGTAAAGCGCTTGGAGTTTCTGATGTAACGATTGGCTACTGGGAAAGAGATCTGAACGTGCCAGGCGGTAAATCGCTGACAAAACTTGCTCAATATCTCAGTGTAACTGAAGGGTTCCTTCTATATGGCCGCGAGGACGAGGCTAACGTTGGGCCTGCAGCAGTAGCGGCTCAGCAAATTCCAATCATCAGCTATGTCCAGGCTGGGGCTTGGTCACCTGAGTGCGACGCCAGAAATATCGATGGAACGGTGGATTATATTTTGACGTCAGAGTTTCACTCTCATTCAACTTTTGCCCTTAAGGTCAAAGGAAAGTCAATGGAGCCCGAGTTTGTCGAAGGTGATGTAATCATTGTAGATCCCGAGCTACATCCAGGCCCTGGCGATTACGTTGTCGCGAAGAACGGTGGCGACGAAGCCACATTTAAAAAATACCGTGCACGCGGAATCAGTGAAGCTGGCGAAGAAATTTTTGAACTCGTGCCACTGAATGAAGACTACGCTATCCGCAATTCTGCAAAAGAAAAGATTCATGTCGTTGGGGTGGTTGTTGAACACCGCCGCATGATGCGCCGCAAGTAATTACCCTTCCCTACAGAAAATCTAAATTAGTTTAGGTTTTCTGCTTGACGTTAATTCTAAGTTATTTTAGATTCAATCATGAAAAGCGAACAGCCAAGATGCCCGCAAATCAGCGCCTGGCTCGCAACCGTAATCATTAAAGCAAGCGTGGTAGTTGTTTGGCGGTACCAGTTTTTTATCCCTTGATGGCTGGTACCGCCCCTTTTTTACACAACACACGAGAGCATCACCGGGTGACGGGCTCATAACCCAATCCACCCGGGCGGCTTCCTAACCGCAGGTGCTCTCCTGTGTTGTGTGGAGAAACTAACCGGCGGTGGCAGCCGCCGCCAGAGGGTAAACCGATGAGTAATGAACGTTTGACCGATGTGCCCGAGTTTATGGGCGAACTGGATGGAGGCGTGTTTCAGAACAAGATCGCCGTGGCGCTGAGTGAGGTCGCCTTTGGCGTGCTGAACAACGGCCAGAAGGGGAAAGTTACTTTGACCTTTGAGCTGGACCGCATGAGCAACTCTGTCGAAGAGAAGCGCGTGATGATCAAGCACAAGCTGGCTTATGTGCGCCCTACCCCTCGCGGTAAATCCTCAGAAGAGGACAGCACCGAAACGCCGATGTACGTCAACCGCGGCGGCAAGCTGACCATCCTGCAGGAAGACCAGGGGCAGCTGTTCAGCCTCAAAGGCGATCCGGATGCGAAGCTGCGCTCGCAGCAGTAACCTACCATTCACCCACGTTAAGGAAACACCATGTCCCACTCTTTAGATGGTACCGCGATCGAAAAAATTAGCGATCTGACACTCTCCCGCTACATGGAAGAGAAACTTGAAGGTGTGGACTGCCCTGCCGCTGTCGTTCCGCAGGGTGTCCGCATTGAGAGTCTGGAATCGCTTTGCATGGAACGCTACCGCTTTCGCGGCAAGATGGTGACCGCCAGCATTGAAGACTTTACCCGCTATTCCACTGGCTACGCTGCTGAAGGTAGCCGCTGCTTTATCAACGCCGACGATATGCGCGCCGCAGCGGTCTTCAACCTCGGCACAATCGAAAGTCCGGGGCATGCAGACAACACCGCGCAGCTGGCGCTGAAAAAGACCGCCCCGTTTGCTTCCCTGATGTCCGTTAATGGCGATCGTCACTCCCAGAAAGAACTGGCCGAGTGGCTGGAAGACTGGGCAGAAAACCTGACCGGCTTTGATGCCGACGGCGAGGTTATTGACGCCAAAAAATCAGCAGCAGCGATCCGCAAAATCACTATCGAGTCCATCCAGAAAGCGGACTACGAGGATCAGGACTTCAGCGGTAAGCGTTCTCTGATGGAAAGCGTTGAAGCTCGCACGCAGGACATCATGCCGGTGGCGTTCGAGTTTCGCTGCGTGCCGTTCGAAGGCCTGGCGGAGCGTCCATTCAAACTGCGGCTGAGCATCATCGGCGGCGATCGCCCTACTCTGGTGCTGCGCATTGTCCAGTTGGAAGCTCAACAGGAAGATATGGCCACCGAGTTCCGCGATCTGCTGGTCGAGAAGTTCAAAGGCAGCCAAGTGGAAACCTATATCGGTTCGTTCAGCGCTTAATTACGTTGCCTTAAATGCCCCGCGTAGGGGCATTTAGTGAAGCGAAATTAAATTAACGATCGCCAGCAGGCGAGGGATTCGCTCAACCAAAAATCAGGCGCGGTGCAGCGCGTATTAATGGAGAACACGTAATGTCATATATTCAGACACTGTCCGGGAAGCATATTAACTACCTCGATATTCATCACGAAGATATCGTGATCGAGGATATCGCCACGGCTCTTTCCCACATCTGCCGCTTTGCCGGCCACCTGCCGGAGTTCTACAGCGTCGCGCAGCACTCAGTGCTTGTCAGCCAGCTGGTTCCCGCAGAGTTCGCCCTCGAAGCGCTACTGCATGATGCTGCTGAAGCTTATTGCCAGGACATCCCGGCGCCGCTGAAACGCCTGCTCCCGGATTACCAGCGTATCGAGGCGTATGTCGATAGCGAGATCCGCGCTAAGTTCGGATTACCGGCCCACCAGCACGACACGGTGAAGTATGCCGACCTGATAATGCTCGGTACCGAACGCCGGGATCTGGATATCGACGACGGTTCCGTGTGGCCAGTGCTCGACGGCATCCCAACGACCGACCTGTTTACCGTCATCCCGCTTCGCCCGGTGCAGGCCTACGGTCTATTCATGGCCCGGTTCAACGAGCTGATGGGGATCCGCAAATGCGCCTGACCACAAGACAGTTAGTGGCAGAAGCCCACCGAGCAGCCCGGTCACTACCACCGGAGTCAGCGAAGCTGGTCACCGAACTGGCTACGCGGCTGGATGTAACCCGAGCCGCACTATGCGAATCACTGAGCGAGCGTGACCGGCTCGCGGTGGAGAATGCAGCGCTGAAGGCTGCCGCAAAGAAGGTCATCAAACTTAACCGGGAGCACGCCAAAGAGCGCCATGGTAATGCAGATATTGCTGAGTCGTGGCATTCCGTCAAAGTGCTGCGTAAAGCCAATAGAGAAACCCCGGCAACCGACGCCTTCCTGGCTGAAGTGCGTGCGCAGAGTGGGAAAGTTACGCTCCCCACTGGTTATTTAGTTCGCCCGGGTCATCCGATTAACGAAGCAGAACGCGGCGTCATGATCCCAAAAGATAACGGCCCATGGCTTTCTCGTCACGATGTTGAACATGCTTTGCGGGTAGCTGGAATCCGCATCAACGGGGAGGATTGAGATGGCTAAGTCACCAATGAAACTCATGCTGCGCGCATGGAACAAAGAGCTGAAAAAACCAGAATGGGGCATGGGTAACCGCAAGCACCGGAAAGCCTGCGCTCGTGATTTTGCAGGAGCCAGCATTGAAACCGATGCTGATATCCCGAATCAGGCCGAGGCAGATGACCGCCTGGCGGAAGAACTCACTTACTGGGCGGACTAATCCATGACTAAATTCACCAAAGAGCAGCTGATTACTCGCGCCAAAATGCGCCTTGCAATGGTTGCCGGATTTCCAGAGAGCCAGCTGGCGCAATTGGATAAATGCCTGGCAGAAATTGCGCTGGAAAGACTGACGGCCCCGGTTGAACCGGTAGTGCCTGATGGTTATGTACTGGTGCCGGCTGAGCCGACAGAAGACATGGTTATCGCTGGTTTCGAAGCAGAGCTGCGCGAAGAGTTTCGCGACCCGGAGGCATATGAGGCTATGAGCGGCTGCGAGCAGGCGGCGCACCGGGCTAAGTTGTGCTGGACTGCAATGATTGCTGCGGCGCCGCAGCAGGAGACAAAAATATGAACCACTTAATGATTGACCTTGAAACGATGGGCAATAAGCCTACCGCACCCATCATCGCGATCGGGGCCGTACTGTTCGAGCCTTCTACCGGTGAGTTGGGTCCCGAGTATTACGCCGTTGTGGATCTGGAATCATCCATGGTTCGGGATGCAGCAGCTGACCCCAGTACCATTCTTTGGTGGATGAAGCAGAGCGCCGAGGCGCGGGCAGAAATCAGCAGCGATAAACGCGTGAATATTACCAACGCGCTGGGCGGGCTGAGACGACTTATTGAAGAAAACTGCGTACCAGATTACCTGCAGGTCTGGGGTAACGGGGCGACATTCGACAATGTGATCTCCCGGGCTTCGTTTGAACGTCATGGCCTTTTTTGCCCATGGCAATTCTGGAGTGACCGCGACGTTCGAACAATCGTAGAGCTGGGCCGCGCTGTTGGGTATAACCCGCGCTACGAGATACCATTCGAGGGTGATATGCATAACGCGCTGGCGGATGCACGGCACCAGGCCAAGTATGTTTCGGCAATATGGCAACGGCTAGCCCCGATCGCCAACGATAATATTGCCTAAGATAAACGCCCGGGTGCAGCCGGGCTAGTGGAGAAAACTATGCTGAACCTCGATTGTGTCCCTATCTCAACTTATTGCAGTGAAACTGGCGAGACTCTCGATGCCATCAATAAACGCGTTCAGCGTGGTGTGTGGCGGGAAGGAGTTCAAGTGCTGAAGGTGGAAGGCGTTAAGGAGAGATGGATTGATCTAAGTGAGGTAGCTAAATGGGCAAGACAGAGTCGCCTAAACTCCCGCGCGGCGTGACCATCAGGAAGCACAGCCAGGGTGAAACCATCAATATCACGTTCACTTATAAAGGGGTGAAATGTAGAGAGCCCCTTTCTAATTTAGAAGTGAGCAGCAAAAACTTGAAATACGCCGAGCGGACCCTCGGCGAAATTCATAACCAAATCGAACGTGGAACATTCGTTTATGCAGAATATTTCCCGAGATCTGCACGGTTAAAATTATTTGGCAATGCAGCCGCCGGCAAGACAATAAAAATGTACCTGGACGAATACATCAACATCTGTGAAACGCGAAAACTTTCGCCGTCCACCATCGGCGGTTATAAAAAATGTTGTAGCGCACTGGCAGCCCTTCATTCACTGCCTGCAAGCGAGCTTACGCCAGCGGCAATGAAAGCATGGATCCAGAGCCGTACCACCACGCTAAAGACAATTCGCAATCAACTTTCTTTTCTGCGCTCAGCGCTTGATGAGGCGGTTACAGATGGCGTGCTCCAACTCAACCCGGTATCACTGGTAACAGCATCCCGGTATCAAAGCGACAAATCGACTGCTGAGAGCGACTATATTGTCGATCCGCTTTCACCAGCAGAAGTAGATGCACTCCTTTCCTCTGCCGGTAATAAGCAGTGGGAAAATCTGTTTATGTTCGCTATACAGACGGGTTTACGCAGCTCGGAATTATGCGCGCTTCGCTGGCGCGATATCGACTTCATCGGGAAGACTGCGCACGTTCAGAACGCGAGTGTAGTTGGCATTATTAAGGGGACGAAAACAAAGGCAGGCACACGCAAAGTAGAACTTAACGATGTGGCGATGGCAGTGCTGGCGAATCAGAAGACTTTCACCTTCATGAAAGATGCAACGATATTCGAGGATCCGAAAACGAATAAGCCGTGGGCCAGCGCAGACGCGATCCGCAAAAAAGCCTGGGTCCCAACTTTACGTAAGGCGGGGATTAGATACCGCAACCCATACCAGACCCGGCATACTTTCGCGACACGCCACATTAGTCAAGGCGCCAACCTTTTCTGGCTCGCCGGACAGATGGGCCACAAAGGGCCGGAGATGCTGTTCCGCCATTATGGGCGTTATCTAATTGAATACGATGGTAATAGTTCGCTAAAAATACCCGTTTCTAAGTTATAAGGATGGAAATGTCAGTGGTTCTTGAATGCGATTTAAGATTAATTCCACTCTTGATTTTTAGGTTTAAGCTATTATCTATGTAGTCAATAGGCAGAAAATTACATTTACAAAGCAGGTAAACCCTTAAATTTCATTAAGTTGCAGTTAAGCAATAAAATAGATGCAAGTATTTTTCTTGACATACATTAACCAAATGAAATTTAAGGTAATTTATTTAATGGCGGACAGCAGATGGACTACAATAGGACTTGAAGAGTAACGGGACAAACTGTTATTCTGTTGTCCACAAATACAAGAATTCGGCTATTTTATTGTTTTTCAATAACTTAAGCATTTCGGCGATAGCGCGGACCTGGAGTAGCATCATGAAAAAGACACTGAACGTAGGTTTCGGCGAAGGTTAACGACAACCTTCATCAAAACAACAACCCTCCATTAGCACAAAAAGACCTCCTCTTGGAGGTCTTTTGTTATAGGAAACAATAATATGGCGAGATTGATCGTCAACGTAACTGCAACTAGTTTTGTCATTATGCTCCTGATCAGAGCAATGTTTACATACGCATGGCCTAATCAGTTACCCTTTGATATCGAAGTTATTGATTGGCTGCTGGTTGCCTCAGGCTCTGCAGCTGCGATTTCCTCTCTGTTCTGCTTCATCAAAAAACGCTATCCAGATACGGCAGAATTTCTGCCTATGTTTAGTTCGATCTGTTATGTCATTACATTGATCGGATACGCAATCTTAAGATATACCCCGACTTACCAAACATCCTTATCCATCATGGTTACAGGGATGCTTGTTGGCATGGGATGGTGGATTCAGTGCATCACATCGGCCGCCAATACTCGTCGTTCGCATACCCTCAACATGATCATCAACACACGTACAAGCCCTGAATATCAAAAGCAATTACGTAACAGCACCACCTTTTATCGCGGTATGCGATATGTACCTCAGGAACTTTCAGAGTGGCGATGCAATCCTGACAAAGAAGAATACAAAAACATGAAGGTCCCTGAGGAGTATCGGGACGCAATTAATGGTCTGCTATATATCCTGAACTATTTCGAATTTCTTGCACAAGGCATTAAATTCAAAGACCTTGATGATGAATTGCTTAAGGAATGTTTTTCGAGCTTCCTTAGAGGGATTGAACGTAGAGGATTTCACATGATTTTGGAATCCCAGAAACAGGATCCTGCAGCATTCGAAGGCATCATTTACCTTTCAAAGAAATGGAACGGTTCGTCTGTCGTTGAAACCCACCGAGCAAACCCCAACACAGTAGAACTTGGTATTCCTTACCCCTCAAATGACATAGTGGAAAAAATGGTCAAAGGGATGCCGCTTTTGAAAGAAGAGCCCTCAGCGGAATTGCATGTTGCTACTGAAGCAGAGCCTCAGCAGAGACAATGATAGGACGTCAAAGTGTACGCAAAAGCTCCGAAGAATACATTTAAAAGAAAAAAAGCACTTTAAACAAAGAGTTAATTAATGTCAGGCGCGGGTTCAACTCCCGCCAGCTCCACCAAAATTCTTTGTTAACGGTCACCAGAGCCTGATACGAAGTCCTGAAAGCCCGCACGGCGCAAGCCTGCGGGCTTTTTTGTACCCTTAACTCATCCAGCCAAATTCATTACCACCTGTCAAAACCCTTCCAGCACAATCTTCCCGACCGCACGCCCTGTTTCCAGTTGAGCGTGGGCTTTCTGCACATTCTCTGCCGTGATCGTCCCGTAATGCTCGCCCAGCGTGGTAGTAATCACCTGGTCGTCAATCAGCCCTGCCACGCGGGTCAGAAGCTGATGCTGGGCGATCATATCCCGGGTTTCAAACATTGAGCGGGTGAACATAAACTCCCAGTGCAGGGAGATGCTCTTCGCCTTCAGCGGGCGGGCATCCAGCGTCTCGGGATCGTCAATCAGTGCCAGTTTGCCCTGCGGCGC